CTGCGGAAAATGACTCTGGCGTTCTGGATATCGATGGTCTCTGGCGGGAATGAAATCTCGTCAAAGGGTTTAAGAGCCGTGACAGACGGAAGGTTCTTAGAGGTATAAGCCTGTGGGAACTCAGCCTTGCCTGTTTCTCTGAGGCTACGGACGGCCTTCTTGATGTCCTTTGGGTTCACATCCGTGATATACTGGGAGATGAGGTCAATAGCGTACTCCTCTTGTTCCTCCTGCATAATAGCGGTAGAAAGGTCAGCCAACGATGAGCCAGACTGCTTGGCTTGCTCGGAGAGTTGCATGATTTCTTCCATTCGGATGACTTGATTGCGGAATGCGGTTTCCTGCTCCCAAAGGATGTGTAAAGCAGACCAGCCGTATTGCTGTGTGTACTGGGCGAGCAGTTCCGCTTCAGAACGGAGTTCCTGTCGCATCTTAGACTGGGTAAGCCAGTCCATAAGGATGTTAGCGGAGCCAGCGAAGTCGTAGTCGTTGTATTCAGTACCCTTGACCTTGACCTTACAGCGGTCAAAGGTGGTCATCAGCATCGCAACGATGTCATTGATTGTGCGGTCAACCAGACGGCAACGGACATCAGAAGCACCCTCAAATGGAAAGGCGGCATCGCCCTCCATGCGGGATGTCGAGTGCTTTTTGCCATCGGATGTCTGACCAGCCCAGCGGGAGAGACGAATATCGTCATTCTCCATGATATTAGCGACATTGCCGCCATTTTGTGTGGAACGATTGTATTCCTGCCAAAGATACGGGATATCTGGCTTGCTCGTAGCGTAGACCAGTTTATCTTGATTCGGATTATATTTGGTCGAAATGTTGTTCTTAGTTATGCTCATCTTTTATAAAATTGATTAAGTCGTCTCGGAAGTATCGTTTGTGACCCCCTTTTGTGGTATAGGTTCTGACAATTCCGTTGATAGCAAGGTCTTCTAATCTGCGTCTTGTCAAGCCCATAAGTAACATTGCCTTCGCTCGGGTCAAGAGGAATGGATAGTATATTTCCATTAGTAACTTCCCCCACCTGTGCCTTTCAGCGATTCTGAACTCAGAAACTCTGGATTCATTGTAATTAAATAGCGTAGGCAGTCGATTGGGTCTTTGGTTGCTCCCTTTTCCCCATCCAACCCAGTCCATTCCTTTAGGCAGTATATAAGATTTTGACATTCTTCTGAAATATAGAGTTTAGGTTTATTCAAAGGTGAAACTTCTTGACTGTAGTCGTAAGCAAAGCCGTCATTAATCATTGATACGCCCTGCTCGATGCGAATGCCAGCGGCTGGCTGGAAGTTCATGGGATGTTCTCCGTCATCAAGCATATCGATGAGGGTGACCCCTCCGTCTTCGGTCACAGCCTTAGAGCCGCCAGCCCTAGGGTCGATGTAGCGTTCAGAAATGGCTTCCTCGCCCTCAAGCGAAGAAATCAGATTCTTATATTCCGCAAGAGAGCGTCCAGCACCATTACGCTGTGCAGTTCCCATTTTACCATCGGGGTCAGCAGAAGGTAATGCCCACTCGCCTTCAGACGAATCTGGAAACTCTCGATATACATAGAGACAACCATCCGCAGATGCTCGTATCCATAGCATAAACCAGTTTCTAGCCCCAGCAGGGTCAACAACCATATAATTAGTTCCGTCTCTCGGTACATCATCTGCTTTGACGATGTTGATTTCTGGGTTGAATCTGGGGAATTGGCTTCCGCTGATATTGTCTGCCCATCCATAGGCTCTGATTTTAACTTCATAAGGTTTCTTGCCCAAGAGGGTCTTCTTTAACTGTTCAAACGGATTGTAGGGGTTGAGTTCGCTGTGGAACCACATAACCCCAGCAGGACGCACATAGGACTTCGCCTTATAAGGCATCGTACCCCTAGGGCATCCCATCACATTAATATTATCTGCCAGAAGTGGCGACGGCTTGTGTTCTATAATCTTAGCCCCGCTGACATATTCTTTAACTACTGAACTATAGCCTGTGATTGGCGTGAAGGTCACGATTAACTTACCGCTACGGGTCACGATACGATACCTTAGCGTCTCAATCCAGTCCAATGGCACAAGTTCATCGCACCAAATAAGGTCTACTTCGCCACCCTCAATGACATCACGCTTCTGGGCGTAATTCATAAAGATGCATTGGCTCTTGTTCGGAAGAATAAAGGTGTTATCGCTGAATCCGTTCTTCTGGGTATACGATACATTCTGAATCTTGTTTTTCCGCAGTTCCTTGAACTCTGACGGCAAGTACTTGTGAATGATAGGCTGTTGCATCTGAATGCTCGACTGATTTGTCGTGTGCAAGCACCAGACACGGGCGTTTTCAGTATTGCACAGCGTCTGAACAATTCGCTTTGCCGCCCATTCGGTCTTAGAGGCTCGATTGCCACCAAGCACTAATATCTCGTTGTTCGCCTTTAGTATCTCGTCCGCATCAGTCCAATGCGGGAGGTCAAAGCCGTGCCTATATGGGTCTGATTTTTCCGCTTGTATCTTATCTTCTCTGAGATTTAAGATTTCCAGCGTCCGTTCCTCACCAACCTTCTCCACTAACCGCTTAATATCGTCCGTTGTGGGCGTTATCAGAATAGGATGCGGTGTCGGGGAGAAAGCCATATCAAATCGTTAAAAGGAATCTCCTCTTCAACATCGTCTTGCTCATCGGGGTCAGTATTTGCCGTTGAACCTAGGGTGACGGACAACGCACCAGCGAGAGCCGTCCCAGCGGACATCAACGGGCATCCCGAGGCCGAACTTGGTTGACTCCTTGCACAGCACATTGAACTGCTTGCCATCGATGAGTACACCGATGACCTTTGGGTTCTTGAATTTAGCGTAGACTGTGCCACGCTTCTTCTCTGGAGGGCTAATCTTCTCTGGCTCTTTGAAGCCGATGTTCTCCTTGACCTTGGCAACACCAGCATCAGTCCACTCGACCTCCCAGAGATGTTGAGGCTTGCGAGACTCGACCTTATACCAGTCAGCACCTTCTTCATAGGAATCACGGAATTCCTTCAAGATATCTCTGCTGAGACCTAAAGCAATAGAAAGTTGTTTTTCTCTCATCTCGACATATTCGCCATTATGTGGCGATTTTGTCAACTTAAATCGTCACATCCGCTATCAATTTTTTTGCAAGTAGGGATGGAGGGAATCGAACCCTCGACTTAGCCCTTATAAAGAGCCCACTCTAACCGCTGAGTTACACCCCCTTGCAAAGTACGGAAGGCGGGACTTGAACCCGCAAGCCTTTGGGCAACTGATTTTAAGTCAGTCGTGTATACCATTTCACCACTTCCGTGAAGTATGGGACTGGCTGGACTTGAACCAGCAACAAACGGCTTAAAAGGCCGCTACTCTAACCATTGAGTTACAATCCCGAAAGAACCCCGAAAGGGAGTCGAACCCCTACTAAGAGAACCAAAATCTCCCGTGCTACCATTACACCATCGGGGCAAATCACCGAGACAGGACTTGAACCTGCAATCCCCTGCTCCCAAAGCAGGTGCGATGCCATTACGCTACTCGATGCAAACTCGACCCTCTAGGAATCGAACCTAGATGACCCGCTTAGAAGGCGGGTGTTCTATCCGTTGAACTAAGGGTCGTAAATCCAGAGGGTATCCGATTTGAACGGATGGTCGGTCTCCCGACTTCAGTTTTCAAGACTGACGCAATAGACCACTCTGCCAACCCTCTAAATGGTGGGTGTGTGGGACTTAAACCGCACAGCCTATATCTTGAAATATCAATGGGTATCGGATTTTCATTTGTACCTGTATATTTCTTTATATAGCCTAGCCATAAAGACTAGCACCCAAATGGAGCCTTGTGTTGGGATTGAACCAACGACCTGATGCTTACAAAGCAACTGCACTACCGCTGTGCTAACAAGGCAGAGTCAAAGAACTCACCCTTTATTCCCAAGAAAAACCTAGAAGTCAATAACAAAGTCTTAATCCCGTCCCCCGAGAATACGGGGGATTGAGGGGGCTGAACCCACGGGGGTTATTAGGGGGTTGCAATCTATCCCTGTCAACACAAATCGCCATACTTCGTGCGAATTCGGTACGCTGACCTCTTTACGCTTGACGATACCCCCTTTACACTCCCTTAACAATCCCTCATCTATAAGCCATAAGCCTCACCTTAAGCCTTATCAGTCTTTTTAACATAAAAATTATATATGGGATTATGGGTATTATGAGACCCATAGTAAAAAGAAAAAGACCCCCCCCGCCCCTAGGGGGTGCGGTCTGTAGAATTCTTATAGAATCCTAAAAGAACTATAATAAAAGGATTATAGTAAAAGCAAAAAGGATTATAAAAGGATTATAATAGAATTATAAAAGGATTATTATAGAATCTGGATTGTAGGCTTAGACCCATTCCTTATATAGTTATTATACAATTATAGTATAATGAAAAAGGGATAGGGATTTATGGGATTGTAAAAGGAAAGTAAAAAGGGAGGCTGGGGAATCTGGTCAAAAATAGGCAGGTGAATAGAGGGGTCTGGGAGGCTCTAGGAGGCTGGATTAGGGTCTGGGGTAGGCTAGGGTATAGGCAAGGGGATTGCTAGGGCGTAGGGAGGCAGGGAGGGGGCTAGAATCTAGGCACAAAGAAGCCCACCGAGGCGGTTAGGCACAGGGTGGGCTGTAGGGGCTGAATCTGAATCAGAGGCTGAAGACGAGGCAGGTGAGGAGCCAGCCGCAGAGGGCTAGCACCAGACCAACGAGGAAGGCGTGCATTGGATTGTAGTTAGGATTTGGATATGTGGATTAGGATTCGTCCGAGGGGAGTTCGTTCACCTGCTCAAGACGGGCAGGGGAGTCGTGTTCCGTAGGAGCATCGTAGACGCTGGTCTTGGCGATGAGTTTCG